AATGGCCATCCTACTGGAACTGAAGTACGACTATTAAAAGAAAGTCTACAGAAATGGTGTAAAACACAGCAGTTTGAAACTAGGATGTTTCGAATTGTTCGAAACACATTTAAGTACGGCGATTGTTTTTTTATGCGCGATCCTCAAACACTTAAATGGTTGTATATCGATCCTGCAAAAGTTGTAAAAATTATTGTTAACGAAAGTGAAGGAAAAATTCCTGAACAATATGTTATTAAAGATATTAACTTTAACTTCAAAGATTTAGTTGCAACAACACCCCATAACACAAAAAATACTGCACCGAGTGGCACTAGTTCGTACACCACTGGCGGCGGCTTTGGGCGTGGATTTGTAGGGGCAGCGGCACAACCTCCAGGTACTCGCTTTCATAATCAAGAAAACGAACTTACAGTCGATGCAAAAAATATTGTGCATATTTCAATGGGCGATGGGTTAGATGATAACTACCCGTTCGGTGGGTCTTTGCTTGAATCAGTGTTTAAAGTTTACAAACAAAAAGAGTTACTTGAAGACGCAATTATTATATATCGCATACAACGTGCTCCTGAACGTCGAATATTTTATGTCGATGTAGGTAACATGCCAGCGCACATGGCTATGGGATTTGTTGAGCGTGTAAAAAACGAAATTCAACAACGCAGAATTCCTAGTTCTACCGGTGGCGGGCAGTCTGTTATTGATAGTTCGTATAATCCACTTTCAACAAATGAAGACTACTTCTTCCCACAAACTGCAGAAGGCCGAGGATCTAAAGTTGAAACACTACCTGGCGGATCGAATCTAGGCGAGATTACAGATTTACGGTTTTTTACAAACAAGTTATTTCGCGCATTGCGAATTCCTGCTAGTTACTTACCAACTTCCCTTGACGATCCTGCAAATACCGTGTCTGATGGAAAAGTAGGTACGGCATATATCCAAGAACTTCGGTTTAATGAATATTGTAAACGTCTGCAGACTAGTTTAATTGAAGCGTTTGATCTTGAGTTTAAAATATGGATGTATAAGCAAGGAATAAATATTGATAATAATTTATTTCGGTTAAACTTTAATCCGCCGCAAAACTTCGCTGCATATCGTCAAGCTGAACTAGATTCTACTCGTATTAACATTTTTAGTGGTGTTCAAAGCATTCCGTTCTTAAGTAAACGATTTGCAATGAAGCGATATTTAGGTATGACCCAAGAAGAAATATCTGAAAACGAAATGTTATGGCGAGAAGAAAATGGAGTAGACACTGCTAGTAATATGCCTGCTGATGCACAGATGCGATCTGCCGGTATAACACCAACAAGCATCGGAAACGAGTTAAGCGATCAGTCCTCTGCAGGGTTTGATGATCTAGGTGTAGAAGGCGGAGCCGAAGCAGGATCTTCTGAGTTTGGTGGCGCTGAACCAGCACCTGATGTTGGTCAAGCAACGCAAGCTCCATAAAAAACGTCTAGGTGATAAATACATTATGCTATTAACTGAATTTTTTCAATTTGACAATGCTACAAACGATTTTAACAACGATCGGCGGTACGATGCCGATCGCGACGTTTCTGTTGTGACTCCAAGCGACACAAGAAAAATTCGTTTAACATTGCGGCAAATAAACCAAATGCGATATCAGTCAGAAGCTCATATTGCTGAAAAAAAAGCCGAAGCAAGCTTTATACAACAAATGTATAAGAATCCACAAGAATCATCACTTTAACCCCAAATCTGTCAAAAAACGTCTATATTCATATGGAATTTTATTAACATTATAAATACGTTATAAGACAGCCAATTATACCTAATAGGAGAATATTATGTCAAAAACACTTTTAGAGCAAATGCTAGAGCATTTGGTAAATGAAGATCGTAAACAAGCAGAAGAGCTTTTTCACGATTACGTAGTACAACGGTCTCGCGAAATTTATGAAAACTTAATTGACGACGAACTCGGTGGAGATCAAACTGACGATTTAGTTGATGAGTTAGACGATAGCGACATGGAAGACATGGACGATATGGAAGACATGGAAGACATGGAAGACATGGAAGACATGGACGATATGGACGACATGGAAGACATGGAAGACATGGATGTCGATGATGAAAGCACTGAAGACTTATTCCAAGACTTAGAAGATATTGTTGATCAGCTCCAAGCTAAATTTGATTCGATGAATGATGACGGTGAAGATCTAGACCTTGATATCGATGATGAAGACATGGATATGGATTCAGATGAAGACATGGATATGGATTTGGACGACGAAACAGACATGGACTTCGATGACGAATATTCGGACGACGCTGACGATCTAGACGACGACATGCAAACAGTGCGCGAATATGTTGAAAAAGTAACGCCAAAAATGGGCGACAACGGTGTAAACACAAAATCACCAGTTGCAGGCAAAAATGACATGGGCGGTACTGCAAAGAATATTGCACAAGGAAGTAATTCAAAATCAGCTGGAACTAAGGGCGGTTTGCTAAAACCAAATGTAGCAGAACTTAATTCTAGCAATGTAAACGTACCAGGCGGCAAAGCAGGTGTAAAACACTTACAAAAGCAAAAAGGCCACGGTGCTGAGAAAAAAGGTTCGGGCGATCACGGCGACAAGTCAGCCCAAGGTCTTTTCCGTAGCCGTAGATAAGTTGATAAATGATGAAAACTCCACTAGCAGAACATTTGAGTTTTGACCAGGCTAAGATTGTTTTAGAGAACGAAGAACTTGAAGGGAAAAAAACCCTTCATCTTAGCGGGATTTGTATCCAGGGTGATATCCGAAATGCAAATCAGCGCGTGTATTCTTCTAAAGAAATAGGCAAGGCTGTCAAGACACTCAACGAACAGATCTCTGGCGGATACTCAGTGCTTGGTGAAGTTGATCATCCAGCAGATTTAAAAATCAATTTGGACCGTGTTTCACACATGATTACAAAAATGTGGATGGACGGCCCAAATGGCTACGGAAAACTTAAAATTCTTCCAACACCAATGGGTCAATTGATCCAGACAATGTTAGAAGCAGGAGTTAAGCTTGGTGTTTCAAGTCGCGGTGCTGGCGAAGTTGATAACCAAGGTAATGTTCACGGTTTTGAAATTATTACTGTGGACGTTGTAGCTCAACCAAGCGCACCGGGTGCATACCCAACGCCAGTATATGAACATCTAATGAATACATACGGAGGGTTCCGCTCTCTTGATGTAGCTCGCGAAGTTCATAACGACCCTAAAGCACAGAAATATATAGCAGAGAGCCTGAAACGAATAATTTCAGGACTCAAATAAAAGGAGAATCACATGCTAGATTTCGTTAAAAACTTATTTGAAAACAATGTGATTTCCGAGGATATGGTATCGGAGATTGAAACTGCTTGGCAAAGCAAGATTCAAGAAAGCCGCGAACAACTCACTACTCAATTACGTGAAGAGTTTGCTCAAAAGTACGAACACGACAAGGGGTTAATTACCGAAGCTGTTGAAGCTATGATTACTGACCGTTTGCATGCTGAATTAACTGAACTAGCAGAAGATCGCCAGCAATTAATTGAAGCTCGTGCTAAGTATGCTAAGAAAATGAAAAAAGATGCAAAAGCAATGGAATCATTTGTTTTAAAGCAACTTCGTTCAGAATTAGCTGAGCTACACGAAGATCGTAAAGCAGTTGTAAATAACTTTGAAGCATTGGAATCGTTTATATGTGAAGCCCTAGCGAAAGAAATCGCAGAGTTCCACACTGACAAGAAAGAACTTGCCGAAGCGCGTGTACGTTTAGTACGTGAAAGCAAAGAGAAATTTAGTCAGATTAAAAAACAATTTATTACCAATGCATCTAAAGTTGTTGAAGAGACAGTATCACGTAAATTGCGTGCTGAGATGACTCAGTTACGCGAAGATATTGATGCTGCTCGTAAAAATGATTTTGGTCGTAGAATTTTTGAAAGCTTTGCAAGTGAATATGCTGCAAGTCTACTTAATGAGAAATCAGATGTTGCTAAAATGTTACGTACTCTTGAACAAAAACAAGAAGAACTTAACGAAGCTGCAACTATAGTAGCTAAAGCTCAAAAAATTGTTGAAAGCAAAGACCGTGAAATTAAACGTCTTTCTGAACAACAAGAACGCTCGAAAATTATGGGTGAGTTACTTGGCCCGCTATCGGGCGACAAGCGTGAAGTGATGGGCGAATTACTTGAATCAGTTCAAACTAGCAAGTTACGTTCAGCATTTAACAAGTACATCCCAGCTGTGATGAATGGGAATGGTGTAAACGCGCAGAAACGTGTATTAGCCGAAAGCAAAGAAATCACAGGCAATAAACAAGCAAAATCTTTTGGCAGTAGTGAAAAAACTGCAGAAATAGTTGACATCCGCAGGCTTGCGGGACTATAAGTTTAAGGAGAACTATAATGTCACAATTACTTGAATCACGCTGGAATGATACCAAAACAGCCCTTTTAGAAGGTCTGCAAGGTAACAAGCGTACTGTAATGGCAGCCACTCTAGAAAATACCCGCAAGTATTTGGCAGAGTCTGCATCATCTGGTGCTACTAGCGCTGGAAACGTTGCGACCCTTAACCGTGTAATTTTACCGGTTATCCGTCGTGTAATGCCTACTGTTATTGCTAACGAATTGGTTGGTGTACAACCAATGACTGGCCCAGTTGGTCAAATTCACACTTTGCGTGTTCGCTACAGTGACTCATCTAACGGTGCTGTTGCTGGTGAAGAAGCATTGAGCCCATTCAAAATTGCTGAAGGCTACTCAGGTTCTAATGCTGGTAAAGCGTCTGCTACTGCTGCGCTTGAAGGTGTTGCTGGTAACCGTTTAAGCATTCAAATCTTGAAACAAACTGTTGAAGCGAAAACTCGTAAATTGAGTGCTCGTTGGACATTTGAAGCTGCTCAAGATGCACAAGCACAACAAGGCATCGACATCGAAGCTGAAATCATGGCTGCTTTAGCACAAGAAATTACTGCTGAAATCGACCAAGAAGTATTAGCTTCATTAAAAGCGTTAGCTGGCTTGCAAAACAACGAAATTTACGATCAAGCAAACGTATCTGGTACTGCTACTTTCGTAGGTGACGAGCACGCTGCTTTAGCTGTTCAAATCAACCGCGTAGCTAACCGTATCGCGCAACGTACTCGTCGTGGCGCTGGTAACTGGGCTGTAGTATCACCAACTATGTTGACTGTTCTACAATCAGCTACTACTTCTGCGTTCGCTCGTACAACTGAAGGTACTTTTGAAGCTCCAACTAACACTAAATTTGTTGGTACTTTGAACTCAGCTATGAAAGTATATGTTAACACTTATACTTCAAGCGACGACGTACTTGTTGGTTACAAAGGTTCATCAGAATCTGATGCTGCTGCATTCTACTGCCCATACATTCCATTAATGTCAAGCGGTGTTGTACTTGATCCGTCAACTTTCGAACCGGTAGTAAGCTTTATGACTCGCTACGGTTACGTGGAACTAACTAATCAGGCCTCATCACTTGGTAACGCAGCGGACTATTTAGGTACTGTTCAAGTTACTTCTGGTAACTTGTCATTTAGCTAATAGACATACTTACGTTATACAAAAAAAGGCAACTTTGGTTGCCTTTTTTATTGACTTTAAATTCAATAGACGCTAATATATAAATAAGTATATACAGGACACATTTAATTGGACCAGCGTCAACAACTTATCGAAATATTTCAAAATTATCCACGGCACTTTACTCGTTTTATAAAAAACGATGCTAGCCTATGTGCGTTTATTGGGTATCCTGCTGATAACAAGCCGATTGCAGAACTAGCATATAATGCAGTTAATCCTGCCGATACTAGCGTATGTCAATATAACAACAATAAAAAATTTGCAGGATTTAATCAAGGTTATCGATTTTGTGGGACAACTGTAAATTGTCAGTGTGCAAAAGAATCCGTTTCTACTAAAGTATCAACTGCAAAAAGCAAATATACTGCTGAAACTAAAACAGCAATACAAGAAAAAAGAAAACAAACAACAAAGAACAAATACGGCGTTGAAAATGTCGGACAAACAACTAACGCAAGAACTAAACATTCTCAAACTTATAACAATCCAGATCGCGTTGCAACTATAACTCAACAGGTTGCACAAACTAAAATTAAAAAATACGGTAATAAACACTACAATAACTCTACTAAAATTAAAGAAACGTGGCAACAACGGAATACTGACTATTGGCAGGATCGATTTCCTGATAAAGACATTCAAACATTAATGTCGGTTGAACAATTAACAGAACTATATAATAAGTTTACTCCTAGCGAAATAGCCAAACAGTTAAATGTTCATATACAGACAGTTTATAGATATCTAAATCAACATCAAATTAGAACACCTTATCAGTCAAGCCTTGAACTAGAAATGATAAGAGAGCTCGCTAACCTCGGTGTTACAAACATTGTTACTGGGTCTAGAAAGTTAATTTCAAATAATCGACAAATTGATATATTTTTACCGGATTTTAATTTAGCAATAGAAATGAACGGTGTGTATTGGCATCACGATTTAATGCCTAATATTAACAAACATTACCATCGCGAAAAGTTTTTACTTGCTGAGCAAAACGGAATACAATTAATAACAATATTTTCGAACTTGTGGGAAGACTTGCATATTAAGCAGAAGCTACTCGACATGATTGCTAGCAAAATAGGCAAAGATAGCAGACCTTGTGTATATGCTAGAAAAACATTAGTTACGAAAGTAAGTAGTCAAGTAGCACAAGACTTTTATAATAAAAATCATATTCAAGGCCATACACCGGCAACGTGGCATTATGGGTTAACATACAAAGACGAAATAGTAGCAATTATGTCTTTTTCAACACCGCGTACAGGAATTGGAAAATATAGAGATAATACTGCAGAATTAGTTCGCTATGCAACTAGCAGTCGAGTTGTAGGCGGTGCAAGCAAATTAATTAATCATTTTAAAAAACAACACTCAATTTTTAAACAAATAATCTCATACTCAAACAATGAATGGAGCAATGGGAACATGTACAAAGAACTTGGATTTGAATTAGAAGCAGATGTAGCACCGAGTTATTTTTATTTTGACCCAGCAACAAAACAGTGCAAACACCGTTACAACTACGCTAAGCATAAATTAGTACAGCAAGGATTTGATCCGAATAAATCCGAAACTGAAATTCAACGCGAGCGTGGATTTTTAAAAATTTGGGATTGTGGTAAGCGAACTTGGATACTTAAAATAAAATGAGTATACACATTAATTCTCCTGACGATTTTGATAAACTCGACCGAGAGTTTGCAAATTTATTGAGATTATTTCCTATATTTGCGCGAGACATAAACCGCGTTCGCACTACAGTTAATACACACAGAGACAACTGTAGTCGCATATTAGTAACAGTTCGCCGAACTAAAAATCAAGCCCACCTAAAAGAACTTCAAAAAGAAATTGACGCTATTAATGCAATAATGTCCACTATAAGTCAATATACTCTAATCGCAATGTTATCTCGTTAATATCTTCTTGTTTGATAAATACAGTGTCTAAGAGATTTATGGGGGCCCCACCCCGTAGAACCTAGAACGTTCAACAAAGGAGAAACAAATGGGACGTCCACTTAATAAAAGATTTTTCGGCGAAGGTGCCGGCAACCAATTAAAAGTTCGCGCTAAAGTAGGCGCAAATGCAGAAGGCGACGGGTTTATCGTACGTCAACGCAGCACAAAACGATTCGAAGTAAACGTAGCAGGCAACATTGGTGTTTGCAAACTAGTAAACAAAAGCAACGGCGAATTAACAAGTAACGAAATGATTGTAAACGTTATGCTTGACAACGGAACTTTAGCACAAGTAACTAAATTGTTCAATCGCACTGCAATTGTTGAAGGACAATATCGTGCAAAATGGAACTTTGAAGCTAACTTAACTGATGGCGCAGTGCAAGCAGCCGATGTTGAAGGCAGCAACTTGTTAACCATTGCAATCGACACACAACCAGTGAATGCATCTGTAACTAGCCCAGACCCTGCTACATTTAGTGTTGTTGCTTCTGGTGTAGGCGATTTAGCTTATGTGTGGGAAGTTTCATCTGACACTGGATCATCATGGGATCCGATTGTTGGGGAAACTAGCGCAAGCTTAACAGTTGAAAGCGGCGATGCCGAGTATGTAACTCTAAATCAATTCCGTGTAGTAGTAAGCTCAGAAAGTGGCGCTGCTGTTCCGGTAACTTCTGATGCGGTTACTTTAACTATCGCTTAATAAGCATGAACGACTGTAGCACTTAACTAATGTTAAGTGCTACTGTAGGAGATACTTATGGGAAGACCAATAAAGAAAAAATTCTTTAGAGACTATACTGGTGCAAATCTCGGTATAAAAGTTTCTGCAAGAAAAACCGATACTGCACGCGATAGCTTTATATTTTTACAAAAAGGTTCGTCAAAATACAATGTAACTAACGCAACTGACGGAATTTTTAAAGCTAAGTTAGTATCGTCATTAACCGGACCAGGACAAGCATTAATGGTAGGTTTTGAAGCTCTAAGTGTTAATAACGAAGGTGTTTATACTGTAGACGTTACTGCTATCCCGATTAGAAAATTAACTGCGCGCCGAGCTACTACATTTGCTAGTGTAGTGTATAAATGGCAGTTAATTAACGACGGCGA